GGTACACCGGGTGTGCCGGGCCGTGATGGTGGGGCGTTTGATGATTCAAAGATTCTGCGGCGTCTTGAGGCTCTTGAGGCTGCTCCGAAGCAGGCGGCGCCCGCTAAGTCTGGTTACAGTGTGAGCGTGATTGACGCGCCCTATGGTGCAGACCCTACGGGTAAGGCTGATGCTACGGCGGCGATCCAGGCGGCGGTTGATGCTGTGTATGCTGCTGGTGGCGGGGCTGTACGCATCCCCGCCGGTAAATATTTAGTATCATATCCGTTTATTAAGCTCAAGGGGTTTGTGCAGGTTATCGGTGATGGTGACGGCACCCAAATCCTAGCATCGGACGGCACGCCTATCACGGAGAAGACAGGGGTTTTCCATACCGGTACGTGGAATGAGCGTGCCTTAGACCCCGACCTGATTCATTTCGGTGTGTCTAGCGTGTGGATTCGCGCCCACCGGACGGGCCGTAACCACCAGGCGGCCATACCTAACCTCTGCGGCGTGCTACTAAACACTGATCTTGGGGATTCCCCTGCTGAGCCGGACGCCGCACCGACCATGAATAATGTGAAGGTCTGGGATATGGAGACGGGCGCGGCGATCCTTGGCCGCGACGACCAGGCAATGGACGTGTGGAACCTCAAGATACGCAACACGCTGCAGGCCGGGCTTGTTGTGGGTAAACCTGATGGGCACCCCGAGCTGGTGGCGAAGGTTGCGGGCGGGAACGGCGGCGCCGATAACCAGTTCTTCGGGCTGAATGTCGGCGGTGCGAATCAGTCACAGGGTGGTTACGCCGGTGTTGAGGTGTATACGTCTCAGTGCACTTTCGTTCATTCCCGTGTGTGGTTTACGCACCGCGCCGCTTCGTGGCAGCAGATATACGCCCTGCCTGTGGCTTCGGCTGATGGCACTGATATTACTGCTGGCGCGCCGCAGGGTGAGAACCGGGCCGCGCAGAAAGACGGCTCGGGATGGTTCATCAAGGGAACTAAATGTATCTTAACGGGCTGTTTGGCGCAGGAGAACGGTGGGCACGGGTTCCTTGTTTATTGGGGGCAGAATCAGCTCACGAATTGCCGCGCCGAATCTTCCTCTTACCGTGACACGGTTCACGGGTCTGCTCGTGAGGGTGACGCCGCCGATTTCTATATTGCGAACGGCGGGGCCGATGGCACTATTATCACCGGCTGCATTTCGCAGAAGGTTGGGGGGCGCGGCACCGGCGCCCGCTGGGCTTTCTATGTTGAAACCTGGTTTAGGGGCCTCACGATCACCGGGTGTGCAGCTAAGGATGTTGCAGGCCCGGCCGGGTCTGAGACTGGGCCGGTGCGGTGGCGATCCCCGCAGGGCGATAACGTCTATATCCAGGTGGATACGGTGTTTTTCACTACCCGTAAGGCTGGCGCTGGGTTGCAGGGGCCGAAAGGCGACCCTGGGCCGAAGGGCGCGGACGGGGTAGGGGTGCCGCAGAAGCTTTCTATCGCCGGGAGTGAGCTTACGCTCTCACCTGATGGGGGTACGGTAACCTTGCCTTCTACTGATTTATCTTCTCTTGTTTCTAGGGCTGATGCGCTTGCCCGCCGGGTAGAGGCCCTGGAAGCACGCCCGCAAGGCGGCGGCGGTGGCGGGGCTGTGATGAAGCCTCGTAAGCGGTACGGTCTGACGTGGGAGGCAAGGGACACGACAAACGTGAACGGCAATGGCAATAATGCACTATTGCGTCATTTCCTAGAGTTTGACCCAAATACGGGGCTAGGGATAGTGCATTTGGATTTCACAATACAGGCCGGGAAAATTCCGAGCGGATCCCTGTTCTCCATCCCTGGCACGGGGCCGGTGGCATCATCTCTGGTTGAGATGCAGTCAGTAACACCAGGCGGCGGCGGCATTTGGATAGAAAAAGGTAGCCGTCAGGTACAGACTGACAGGATAAGCACCCCAGGGCGCTACATCCTGAACATTGTCGGATTTTTTGAGGAGAAATAATGAGTAAATATGAGGGGCCTTTCTGGCTCGTGGAAGCTAAGCCAGGTAATACGGCTCCGCCCGTGTCTGATACTGCTGCTGATCGCGGTTACCACGTCGTGCATAGTGATGTGGAGCCTGAGCCTGCCAAGGATGGGCAGCAGTGATCCCAGGGACAGCGTATGAGGGGTGATGATGGGCACTAACATTCCACCCGATTTCTGGGTTGCGCTCATGGACGTTCTCAAGGCGGCTGCCACTCTTTCGGCGGCCGCTTTCGTGTCATGGGCTGCCGTGAAGCTTAAGGATGTGCGGGCGGGGCTGCACCGTGTTGAGCACCAGGTGAAGAACCATCATCAGACGAATCTGCGTGATGATATTGACCGGAACCAGGCGGCGACCGCTAAGGGTATTGCCGATGTTATCACGCAGCTTGCGGAGATTCGCAAGGAGCAGGAGAAGACGGCGGCCATGTTGAACCTTGGCCTGTCTGAACATGCTGATATGCGCAAGGATATTGGCGGCATCCGTGGTGATATACGGCATGCGCGTGAGCTGGCTGACGCCGTGGATGCTCGGGTGCGGTCTTTGGAGGCGCGCCAGGGTTAGGGCTGGTATGCGGTTTCGGGGTCGATTTCTTCGCCGCCTACCGCGTTTTTGAATGCTAGTCCTTCGCGGGTGCAGTGTTCATCGGGTGCATGGTATACGTCGGTGATGCTGCATGCGTGTTCGTAGATTGCGCGGGCGATTCCTTCGCCGCGTCGGTTTTCGTTTACCTCTATTTGCATGATTTGTCCGGTGTTGATGTCTAGGTACATTTCGCCGATTAGTTGGCCGTTTTCGTGGGCTTCGAAGATGTTCATGATTTCGGTTTCTTCGTAGTAGGTGCCTTGGCGGTTGGTGATTTCCATTTTGGTTTTCCTTTCGTTCCCTATATCTAATACTATACGCCTTGTATAGTTTGGATACAAGCCAAGACACCAATAAAACCAAGTGAACTATCACACAAAAGGAGGTGGGGGCTATGGCCTACAAATTCCTAACGCAGTACAACGCACTGCGTTTCACACCAAACGCGCTAGTCACATCCGCATTCGGATTCCCGCGCATCATAACCAACATCACCCTGCACTGGTGGGGCCGCCCAGAATGGCAGCAGACATTCGAGAGCGTCGTGCGCTTCTTCTGCGAGCTAAACAGCACGCAGACTAGCGCGCACGAGGTCATCTCAGATGGCGTTGTGGCGTGCCTCGTAGACCACTCAAACGCCGCGTGGGCGAACGGCAACGCCAAAGGCAACGCGCAGTCAATCACCCTGGAATGCAACCCGCGCATGTCTGCGGGCGATTTCGAGACAGTCTGTGAGCGAGTCGCCGATATTTGGATTATGTACGATCAAATCCTGCTCGTTACGGAGCACCGTGACTGGTTCGCTACGGAGTGCTGCGGCACCTACCGTAAGGGCGAGGTTGCGGCGCGCGCCCTGCAAATCTATGAGTCGAAAAAGGGCGGTAAGACCGCTATCACTAAGGTTGCCGAGAAGGCGACCCAACCCAAGGGAAAGGACGATAAAAGCATGGCTGACGCTATTAGCGAGCTGCGGGACAGCTGGGCACCCGGTATCGAGCACGTGCGCCATCACGGCGCTAACTGGATGGCTCTACAGAATGTGAGCCGCCAGACCCAGGAGCTGAAGGACACCTGGACGCCGGGCATCCCGAACGTAAAGTTTGAGGGTTCCGCATATAAGCTGCTCCGTGAGAATTTGGAGGCGCAGCGCGAGACTAACGTGCTGTTGAAGCAGCTTATCGAAGCCCAGACTAACAACAAGGTAGGAGAGTAAAAATATTATGGATGCAAAGCGTAAAGTTGGCCCCGTCACTGCTGCTGCGGGTGTAGGTACCGCCGTCGCCGGTAGCCTCACCGTTATTACCGGCTACATTCTTAGCCGCTACGGTGTTGAGCTGCCTGCTGATGTGTCGAATGCGGTGTTTATCCTGATTTCTACGGTGGGTACTATCATCGGCGGGTTTTTGATCCGTGGTGAGAAGCCTACCTTTGAGGGGTTGATGGAGGCGGCCGCCCGTGGGGTGACTGGTGTAGACCCTAAGGATTCTGCGGCTGGTGAGACTACTTACCCGGCTGCCCCGGTGAATGATTTTGAGATTCCGCGTGAGACTTACGCGCCGCGCCACGCGGAGAGCGCCTAGCCGGTAGTGTGATTGTGGCCCCGCCCGCGCCCCTGTTTTGTGGGGGTGCGGGCGGGGCCGCTCTCTCTTTTTTTATGCCGTGTGGTGGGTGAGCACCCATTCGGTCATGCTGTCTGTCTGGGTGGGTAGTGTTTCGCGGGCTGGTAGCGCCGCGATTAGTGGCGTGATGCTGTGCGCGGGGGTGTACGCAATGGGTGTGCTCATTCTCCCCACCCTTCGCGGTCTGATCGTTCGGCCCTCACCTTGGCTAGGGCTTCAAGGTATTTCTGCGTGGCTTCTTCATCGGATAGACCGGTGATGTTCACATAAAGGCTGATGGCGTCCTGGTTCATTCCCTCTATGTATGCGGCGTGCTCACGCAGCTCTTGCGCTGTGAGCTGCGATTTATCGACACGCCCGTACATGAAAAGGTCTTCGCCGACTTCTTCTTTCTCTACTTTTAGGGGTAGCTGCCTAATGGGTGATTCCCACATTTCCGTTTCCTTTCTTTTAGCGTATTTTCGTGTATGCCCCGTGTATCTCTGATGCTGCGAGAATTTCAGCATCTTTCGCACTGTAGGCTACTAGTGCTGAGGGTGCCCCGGCTGGGTGCGCGCCTGCTAGACCGCTGGGGCGGCAGAAAGTTATTCTGCCACCGATCCATAGGATTCCGTGGGCGTGCGGGAATACGTGCTGCTGCCAGGCTTTTGTGTCTGTGCGCGCAAATATGAGTGCTATCCCGGTTCCGTCTGCTTCTGCGTGGTCTGCCATGCGTTCTAGCCATTTCCCGATTCCGCGCCCGTATGGTGGGTTTAGCCACACGCGCCCAAACCAGGGCATTATGAGTCCGTTATGTTGCTCCGTGTAGTTGACTTTCGCGGTGTCCCAGGGGCGCGGATCGGCGGCGCATGGGTCTAGGTCGAACTCGCCGAGTTGTTTTAGGATGCTGGGGGGGGGTGAGCCATATGTCGCCACTGTCGCCTCGCTGTGGGAATGCCATTCTTATTTCCTTTGCTGTTGTTCCTGTGCCCTACGGGGCGGTTCATTATTCTTTTACGATGTGTACCGATGGGCGGGATTCTACCGGTGCGCCGTCCGGGCCGCGCATGTGCGCCGCAACATATATCGGGCGTATACGCTGGTTGCCCGGCCCGTAGTGCTGCATTCGCCAGTACCCGCGCACTTCTACACGGTGGCCCATGCCGCGCCGTGAACCTCCCGCCCCGTTACCGTGGGGGCGTTCACGCACGTACACTGCATTGATAGCCCGGGTATCACGCGCCGTACTGGTTGTTGTGTCCCCTTGGGTGCCCGGCCGGTACGGGCGTACATCACCGATTGAGGGTTCACGCGCTACCGCCCAGGTTGTGACTAGTAGGCGGGATAGCCGGGCGTACAGGCCCGTGTTTCCCTCTACTTCGCGCCATATGTGCCCGCGTGAGGTGCCTAGCAGCATGTATAGGTCTTCGCGTACCCATGCGGCACCCATAATTTGGATGGTCGCGGGGTTGGATACCATGAACGGTGATGCGTCACTGATGCTGTCGGGCTCGTCACCCCACGGGGCTACCTGGTCTGTCCCGCCGTCCCATACGATTACCCCGGCGTCAGATGGCATATGCTCCATGTGGGGCATGTAGTGCAGCAGGAACTCGGGGGCCGTGTCTATGACCGTTTCGGTCATACCCTTGTGTACCCACCATAGGGCGCCGTCTTCTATGCCTGCACGGTGTGTCCGGTATTTGGCTATGTGCCAGACCCCTTGTGTGCATGTGCTGATCGCCGTCTCAAGGTGCCCGATTAGCTCATTTTTGATGGCGGGCATGTCACGGGCGCCGTATGATGTGCTACGCATTCTCGGTGCTCTTTTTCTTGTACGGGCCGCGTGGTTTGGGGTGTTTCGCGCGCCAGGCGTCGATTGTCTCGGGGAGCCATAGGGGGGTTCCGTTCGCACCCCATGCGTCATTATCCAAAGGGTGAACAGCCAGAAGCTTGTAAACGGCGTCGCGGGTTACGCCGAGGCGCCGCGCAACATCGCTGGGGCCGAGGTAGCTAGGTTTATTTGTCATTCCTCTTTATCCTCTCTATACTTATCTTTATAAGTTGTTGTTTCCCGCTTGGTATGCGGGTAGGGGCGCCGCCGCGCGAGATTTAAGGGCGGCGCCCCTCCTTTTTTATTCGGCTGGTTTGACTTCTACCCACCATTGGTTGCCGTGGTGGCTTACGCTTTCTTCGCTGCGGGTGATGTACGCGGCTACGCCCTCAGGTGTTAGCGGCATCGGCTCGGTGTGCAGCACTACGTATGTTCCTTCGTCGTCGTCCCACCAGGTTTCTAGCTCGTGTGAGCTTAGCTTTTCACGTACATGTTGTTGCACCTCGGGTAGGTCGATGAACCATTCATAGGCACCGTCTGGGGTGTCATGCAGCTCTCCTTCCTCAATGTAGCGGGAGTACTCGCCGACGCTGTCACTGTATGCCCATTCGGCTAGTTCTTGTAAGGTTCCGGTGCATTCTGCGGTGATTTTCCCGTTTTCGATTACGCGGGCTATGTACTGTTTTTCCATTGTGCTGTTCCTGTCTTAGTATTTGTTTGCAAATTCTTTGAGGCATTCGTTCATGGTGCGCCCATGTGCTACTGCTTGTCCGTGCCTGTCCCACTGATTAGCCATGAGGTCGGCACTTGAGGGGTAGTACGTCGCAACCCATTCCCCGCCGCCGGGGACGGGGCCGCCTTCGCTACGTTCCATTGTGCCTATCCGCAGGTTGCCTTGCATGATGTAGTGGTAGCCGCGGCTAATTCGCTGGATTTTGAGGTTTTTCATTGGGTTGCTCCTTTTTGGGTGCCCCGCCCGTGGTGGGCGGGGCTTTCGGGTGTTTATTGGGTTAGATCGCGTATGCGGCTACTGTGTCCCAAAATTCGGATTCCTCTACTTTGAGGGCGAATCCGTCTTCATAGTCGCCTAGTACGGCGTCTGCGATTGCGTCGATGTCGTATTCTTCGCGGGTTGCGTCTCCGGCCTCGATAGCTTCGATGATTTCGCGGTAGATAGCTTCGCTGCGGGTTGAATAGGTGCGTGCCATTTCACGGCTCCTTAGGTTGTTGTTGTTTCTTGTGGGGTGGTTTCCCCTACATCTAATACTATACAGGGCGTATAGTCCGTATACAAGTTATTACGAGTGAAACTAATCACTTAAGGCTAATAGCGTACCCGCCCACCGCATCCCCGGTAATCTCACGCGCCACCTCAGCATCAAGAGCATCAACTGTATAGCGGCCACGTGAACCAACCAGGGCGGCCAGGTTCTCACCGTGCGCCGCTACCGCATCAGCTGCGGACACGGTAGCATCCCATCGCCCGTATGAGCGTGAAATGATTTTGCCTAGCCGCGTGGTGTGCCCTACGGCCTTAGGCGTGTACACCATTGTGCGGTAGCCCGCGAATTTCCCTTCACCCGGGCGGGTGCGGTTCACGCCATCGCTCCATAGCTCGGTGATGACAATGTATGCGGCTGCGGGTTTCATTCTGGTTGTCTCCATCTTTTTGTGTTTTGGCTCTCGGGGGTACCCCCTCACTCAATACTATACGCACCGTATAGAATTGGTTCAAGTCAAAACCGGGAGAAAAACGAAGCAAAAACGTGAATAAACCGTGACTAGGCACCCGAGCGCAAAGAAAAACCCCGGGATTCCGGGGTTTATATAGATATTTCCTACATATCTAATGTGCCTATTCACTGGGATTCACTGGGATTCACGGCAACCCCCTCAAGCTCAGCTATCAAGCGCTCAACCGGGTCATTTTGCCCCTCCGGCAATTCACTAGAATGCATTTCGTTTTCCGTGAGTTTCTCGTGACCTCCCGATTTACCGCCTAATTTTTCAAGCGCTCCACCATAGATAGCCATAGTCCTCCTGGCCACATAAATTTGCGTCGTGGATGCAGAGGCGTGCCCGAGCTGCGCCTGCGCCGCCTCTATCCCTAGCTCACGCTCAAGAGTCGTGGCAACAGTCCTGCGGAAAGTGTGCGGGGTAACCCATGCGAACCGGCCGGGCAGCATCTCATGCAGCCGCTTAGTAGGCGTGCCTAGACTAATCATGCCGCCGTCGCGGTTCATAAAAATATAATCCCCAGCCTTGGCCTTGAACCGGCGCGCCCGCGCATCCAGGGCATCGGCACACCATGACGGCAGGTGCACTACCCGCTCGGCCCCCGTCTTAGTCTTATCCTGCCATACCGGTGTGCCGCCTACCATAATGGCGGTTGCGTGCACGTGCAGGGTGCGCTGCGCCCGGTCATAGTCTGCCCATTTGAGGGCGACGCATTCACCGATGCGCAGGCCGGTGCCAGCTAGCACGCGCACCATGTCGGGGAACCAGAAATGCGCCCGGCCGGAGCCGGTGATGTTGGGTGCTGAGGCGGCATCTACGATGTCGATTATCTCTTTGACTTCGGCCGGGGCTAGGGCGCGCGCCTTTTTCCGTGGGGTGTGCGGAACACGGGTAGCGGCCGCCGTATTGTACGGTATGGTTCCTGATCGCACGGCCTCTTGCATGATGAGGTTTAGGACTGTTCGGACTGTTTTAGCGGCCCATACGCCGCCGATAGTAATTCTTTTGCCATTGATGCTAGTTACCCGTCTAGGCTTGGCCGCCGCTGTTATGATGCGGTCTAGCGTGGGCACGGTGCATTCGATTAGCTGCAGGTCTCTCCATTCGGTGAGATGCAGCCGCACCATTTGCTCCCGCTGCTTTATGGTGTTGTGAGACTTTCCACTGTATGTGTCGCGCCAGGCGTCGATAGCATCGCCTAGTGTTTGCGGTGCGGCTGGGCCGCTGGCGTTTGCCGCGATTTTGGCTTGTAGTTTGGTGTGTGCTGCGGCTCTGGTTGGTGCCTGTGCGGTGATGTCGCGGCGTTTTCCGGTGACATCCCGCATGGTGGCGCGGGCTACCCACGCCCCGCCTTTCGTCTTTCGCACCGTGATTTGGCCGTGTGATCCTATGGGCAGGGGTGGGCGCGCCATATGGTGTTACTCCTCGCTCTCTTGTTCCTCTATACGGCCGCGTAGGCGGCGGTGAGTGTTTCCCACGGGTCTACCTCGCGTTTTTCAGTGAGGCGGCGAAAGACTTCGGCCCCTAGCGCACTGTCTGTTGCGTGGGTGAGGTCGGGCGCGGGTGCGGCCCGCAGTTCCGCTACCTCGGCGGGGGTGATCGAACCGTTGGCCTTGAGCATTTCCAGAAGGTCAAGGTCGGTTGCCCGGTGTATCGCCACCATGTCGTCGATCGTGAAGGGCTGATCGCCGCGCATGCGCCGGTAGAGGGAGTTGTACTCTAGCCCTGTTTCCCTGGATAGGGCGGTTACGGACAGTCCAAGTTTTTGTTTTATGTAGTTTCCTAGGCTCATGCAATTAACTTTACACCTTCTGTTTAAGTTTTTACTGGTTGTGAAAATTTTTTTGGCCGTTTTTACCCCGTAAACATGCGAAATTCACAAAATTTTGTGAATAATCGCTAAAAAATTGGCATTTTCTACAAAAATTTTGGTGTATGCTGGTTACGTAGCCACCCGGAAACGGGAGAACGAAAGTGAATCAGAGGTAACAACAGTGATTGAGATTCTGAACCCCGATGTTCTCAGGATGGCTAAAGCAAACCTGGGAATAGACACCAATTCAGACTTGGCAGACTTCCTCGGAGTATCCGTAAACACGCTGGCTAACTGGAGAAACGGTGTAGGGCGAGGCCCGAGCATCGGGCACCTAGCGAGACTGCACAGGGCAACCGGGCTAGAGCTTAGCGACATGGTAACCACCCGAGAGAAGACGAAAGCAGCATAGACCGCTGCAGAAGCAACAGAGACTTTAGAGCCGCCAGGGGCACCCAGTGACAGAGGGGAAATTCTGGTTAGGGCTAGCTGATTGATAAACGCATAGAGAGTGACGCGGGGCGTGTGAAAACCCATCCCCCTAGTATCCGTTGAGTTCGATAATCCCGCCCGCGTCACTGATTAGCCCGCACATGGTTGCGGCCGCGCGCTAGGGGCATATGTATGCGGCACCGGTGGTTCGATTCCACCGGCGGGCACGACACAACCACACCGGTTGTGTATGGGCATAAAAGAGGCCCGGCCCCGCCGGGCGCCGCTCTCGACCCCAGCCCCGCAACCGTGGAACCTGTGGAGCAGCCCGCGGAGACACCTGACGACGATGAGGCGAACGGTGCCACAGACAACAGCGAGGAGTACTGGGCCGAGGACCTCGTGGCCGCCGCGGCCGTGGCCGGAATGGGGCCACAGATCGAGGCCCGCACCGGTGAGCACTGCCGTACCTGCCGGGTCAAGGACTCCTGCCCCGTGCAGGTCGAGGGAAGGAGAGTCGTCTCATGACCCCCACCGGTCCACGCCGGCTCACCCCCCAGGCCCTGGCGGAGGCGCTCAGCATCCACACCCCCACCCAGGAACAGGCGCGAGTCATCGCCCCCCGGCTGAGCCCCCTGCTGGTGGTCGCCGGAGCCGGCTCGGGCAAGACCGCCACCATGGCCCAGCGAGTCGTCTATCTGGTCGCCACCGGGCAGGTCCGCCCCGACCAGATCCTCGGACTGACCTTCACCCGCAAGGCCGCAGGTGAGCTGCGTGAGCGTATGCGGACTCGCCTGAATATTCTGCGTGAGCGAAAGCTCATAGACCTCACCGAGCAGGAGCTGCTGGAGGGGGCATCAGAACCCACAGTATCCACCTACCATTCGTACGCGAATACGCTGGTGAAGGACTACGGGCTGCGCCTGGGTATTGAGCAGGATGCGCAGATGCTGGGGGACGCACAGGCGTGGCAGCTGGTAGCGCAGATAGTGCAGTATTGGGACGGCGAGCTTCCGCAGGGCGGTAAAGGCGAGGCGGCGTCGAAGACTTATCTGGTGAAGCAGGTGCTGAAATTAGCTGGCGAGTGCGCCGAGCATCTGGTGGCCCCGCAGACAGTGATCGAGTTCTGCACCGCCCAGATTGCTGCATACGAGTCGTTGAGCACCCCCGGGCCGCGAAAAACTGTCAACGATACTTTACGCCAGCTGCAGACAAAGATTATTTTGGCGCGCATGGTGCAGCGGTACGCGCGGGTGAAGGCACGCATGCAGGTGCTTGATTACGGGGATCTGATTGCTTTAGCGGCCCGTATCGCCCGGGATGTCCCTCAGGCGGTGCAGCTGGAGAGGGAACGGTATAAGGTGGTGCTTCTGGACGAGTTTCAGGATACCTCCCACGCCCAGCTGCAGCTTTTCTCAGATTTATTTGGCACACGTGCTGCTGAGGGAGAACACCCAGGGTACGGGGAGCATCCGGTGATGGCGGTGGGCGACCCTAAACAGTCAATTTATGGGTTCCGCGGCGCATCTGACGGCCAGCTGTTCAGTTTTTACCGGTATTTCCCCACCGCCGATGAGACGCCCCTGTATTTGACCGTTGCGTGGCGTAACGATACGGCGATTCTGGATGCCGCGAACCTCATCGCTGAGCCCCTTAAAACTATGCCGGGGTGGGTGCGGGCGTCTCAGCCGCCTAAGGTACCGGATTTGCGGCCGCGTTCGGTCATTACCCGCCCCGATGAGTCTGGTGAGGCGGCGATGCGCGGTTCGGTGCAGCTGGCCCGGTACGCCACCGACGCTGATGAGGCGCGCGGTATTGCCGAGAAAATAGCCGCTGAA